GCGTTCGATATTTGGAAGCATTTTGACAACCGCCGGAGAGAGCGCAATGGCCAACAAGAGAGCGATTAGCGCCGGAGTGGGCGCAGTAATGGCGATAGCGGCGGGCATCATCGTGCCGTTCGAGGGTACCAAGCTGGAGAGCTACCGAGACGCGGTAGGCGTGTGGACGGTTTGCACCGGACACACGGCCACCGCAGCCCCAGGCCAAACGCTCACCCCGGCAGAGTGCGAGGCACTGCTAGAGCAGGACATGCGCGAGGCGTTGAACGCGGTGGATCGCATCATTGTCGTGCCGCTTCCCGATGATACCCGCGCCGCGTTCGTTTCGTTCACGTTCAACGTGGGCGCGGGCAACCTGCAGCGTTCGACGCTGGCCCGGCTGGCGAATGCTGGGGAGCTTGAGGCTGCATGCAATGAGTTGTCCCGCTGGGTGTATGCCGGTGGTGAGCGGTTGCGCGGGCTGGCAAGACGCCGCGCCGTTGAGCGTGATGTGTGTTTAGAGGGGGTGCGGGATGCTGAGCAGGATGCTAACGAAGCTGATTCCGTGGGCGCTGGTGATAGCGCTGGTCGCTGGCATTGGTTTGATGTGGCGACTCAGTGGGTTACAGGCTGAGTTAGAGCAGGCCCAGCAGCAGCACGCGAAAGCACAAGCCGCGCTTGATGTGACCGCCGCGACGTTGGCGGTGCAGGTAGAGCGTAACCGGCTGTTAGTTGAAGCGTTAGATGTGCGCGAACGTGAATTAAACGACGGCGCGCAGCGCATCGACCGACTGCGCGCCCAGGCCGAAGCCATGGGGGTGAACGATGCGGATTCAGATTCTAGGGCGTGGGCTGGCCAGCCTGTGCCTATCGGCGTTGCTGATTGGGTGCGCCGCCTCACCCGCCCCGACACCAGCGGAGCCGACACCCCAAGCGCTGCCGTGGTTCCTGATTGATCCACGCCCCGCGCCCGTCCGAGAGATCCACACCAACCGCGACCTGCTGCAGCTGCTAGCCGACTACGAAGCCCTGCGCATCCGCTTCAACGCCGACCGCCGCGCCGTGGCGTTGATATTCCGCAATCGGCAGGCCGAGTAATGCACCAACGCGGTGCAGAAAAATAAAAAGGTACTCCCGACCCCACCCCCTAGAGTACGGGGGCATTCAGTCGCGGAATTTGCCTATGCACGAGTTTTTTCTGGGGGGAGGTTGTTGTTTTGTCTAAGAGCGATAACGTCGTTCAGCTTCACCCCGGCTGGCTGAACAAAAAGGATATGGCCGCTAGCCTCAGAATATCCGTGCAAGCCTTTGATAAATGGGGTGTTGAGCCTGTGGCACGGCAGGGCCGTTCTGTTTACTTTGATGCCCGCGCCGTGCTGGAGCATCGGCTGGCAGAGATTGCAGCGAAGCACCAACCCAACGCAACTGATGACGGCGAAGAGATAGACCACAACATCGAGTACAAAATTGACGTTGAGCGCCGCCGATTGTTGGCCGCTCAGTCAGAGGGGCAAGAGCAGAAAAACGCGGAGAAAGCCAAGCGTCTAATTGATGCGGGCTTTGCCACGTTCGCGCTGTCTCGCATGGCGGCAGAGATTGCCACCGTGCTGGATACCCTGCCGTTAACCATGAAACGGAAACACCCCGACCTAGAAACCCGCCATCTTGAGACACTGATGCGCGAGCTAGCGAAGGCGCGGAATCAGGCAGCGGGGTTAGATAACCGCCTGCCTGGATTCCTAGATGAGTTTATCGCCGCCAACAACTGAGCAGCTTAACGAGCTGGCCAAGGCGGTGCGTCTGGGCTTAGCTGCGCTGCACCGCCCGGCCCCCATGACCGCTGTGGAATGGGCCAACGAACACTTTTACCTATCGTCGGAATCCAGCTACCACGAAGGCCGGTGGGAAACCCTGCCGTTTCAGGTCGCTATTCTGAACGCGATGGGTAACGACGAGATCCGCAAGGTCAATATCGTCAAGTCGGCCCGCCTTGGTTACACCAAGATGATGTTGGCTGCGATTGGGTATTTGCTGGAGCATAAGAAACGTAACTGTTTGACGTTCTCGCCCACCGACGACGACCGGGACAAGTTCAGCAAAACCCACGTTAAAACCATGATCCGTGACATTCCAGTGGTGCTGGCGCTGGCACCCTGGCACGGCAAGAAACACACCGACAACACCACCGCCGCTAAGCGCTTTGCCAACGGCAAACAGCTGTTTATGCACGGTGGTAAGGCGGCTCGCAACTACCGCGAGATAAGCGCCGATGGCGTTTTTTACGACGAGCTATCAGGTTTTGATAGCGACATTGAGCGCGAAGGTACGCCCACCACGTTGGGCGATAAGCGCTTGGAAGGCGCGACGTTTCCCAAGTCGGTGCGCGGCTCTACGCCAAAGCTAGCCGGGTCGTGTCAGATAACGCTTGCCGCTGAGGAGTCGCCTCACCTACTGCGCTGCAACGTACCGTGCCCGCATTGTGGTGAAGAGCAGGTATTGAAGTGGGGCGGCAAAGAAGAGTCTTACGGCTTCAAGTGGGACAAGGGAAACGCGGAAAGCGCGTTTTACCAGTGCGAGCATAACGCCTGTGTGATCCGCCAACACGAATTGCACGACGACACCCGCCCGCACAGCATCGCCCAGGCCCGCTATGTCTGTGAGAAAACCGGCATTTGGACGCGTGACGGCATCGACTTTTTTGATAAAGACGACCAGCCAACACCCACGCCCCGCACCGTGTCGTTTCATGTCTGGACAGCCTACAGCCCGCTAACCACGTGGGCGCAAATTGTTTACGACTTCCTGGACGCCAAAGGCGACGCCACCAAGCTCAAGACGTTTGTTAACACGACGTTGGGCGAAACGTGGGAAGACGAGTACGGCGAAAAGCTGGACTGGGAATTGCTCTACGGCAGGCGGGAGGTTTACCCGCAGGTGCCCGACCGCGCCGTGGGCCTGTTCGGCGGCATCGACACCCAAGACGACCGCTACGAGGGCCGCGTGTGGGCGGTGGGTGCTGGCCAAGAGATGTGGCTGGTGGATCGCTGGATACTCTACGGCGACCCGGCAGGCGCGGAGCTGCTGAAAAAAGTAGGCGAGCGCCTGCACCGCACCTACACCCGTGCCGATGGTGGCGTGATGAACGTCATCCGCTGGGGCTGGGATTCCGGCGGCAGCTACACCGACGAGGTTTACAGCCAGTCGAAAAAGCACGGCCTGATGTGGGTGGTGCCCGTGAAGGGGGCCAACGACTACGGCAAGCCCATTGCTAACTTTCCGCGCAAGAAGCATAGAGGCGTTTACCTCACTGAGGTAGGCACCAATAACGCCAAAGAGCTGATTTATAACCGTCTGAAAATCCAGCCACAACCCGGCGTGCCGGTCGAGGGCTGTATTCACTTTCCCGCTAACGACGAGTTGTGTGACGAGGACGAGCTAAAGCAGCTCACCGCCGAGGTGAAGCTACCCCGTGTGGTGAAAGGCCAGCGCAAATACCTATGGGACTCTGGCGGGCGGCGAAACGAAGCGCTTGATTGCTTGGTGTATGCCCTGGCGGCGTTCTACGTGTCGATGCAGCGCTTTGGCTTTGACCCCAACCAACAGCCGGTCATGGCCACCCCGCCACCGGATAAAACACCGCCACCCGCCCCCGCCCAGGCACAAGCCCCGGCAGCGGGTCGCGGCTGGCTGCAAACTCAAGGAGGCAGCTGGTTATGAGCTACACCGCCCAGCAAATGCTTGATTTTTATATTCAGGCAGAGCGCGACGTTTTAGAGGGCCGCACGGTTACCCAAAATGGCAGAACGCTCACCATGGTAGACCTGCCCGCCATACGCCAAGGGCGGCAAGAGTGGGAGCGTAAGCTGGCGCTAGAGCGCAGCCGTGGCGCATCCGGCGGCCCCGGCTTTGTGAGGTTCCTATGAAAAACTGGATCGACAAAGCCCTAGAGCCCTTCGCCCCTGGTCGCGTGGCTCAGCGCTTAGCCGCCCGGCAAATGATCTACGCCTATGAAGCTGCCGCCCCTAGCCGATTGCACAAGGCAAAGGGCGAAGCCAAAAGCGCGGACATGGCGGTTCAACTAGCGGGCCGCTCGCTGCGTGAGCAAGCGCGTTATCTGGATGAAAACCATGATTTAGTCACGGGTATTTTAGACCGGCTAGAAGAGCGCGTGGTGGGTGCGGACGGCATCGGCATTGAACCGATACCGCTAGACATTGCGGGCAACCGCATGAACGAGCTAGCCGCGCAAATTAAGACGTGGTGGGCCGAGTGGTCGCTGCACCCGGAAACCACCGGCGAGCTAACCCGCCCGCAAATGGAGCGCTTGGTCTGCCGTAGCTGGCTGCGTGATGGTGAGGTTTTAGCCCAAGAGCTGCGTGGGCGTATCCCTAGCTATCAGTACCTAACGGCCACGCCCTACGCGTTAGAGCTGCTAGAAGCGGATTACCTTCCACTAGATGCAGACGACCCAAAGCGGGGCATCTTTGCCGGGATCGAGCGCAACGAATGGCGGCGCGTGCGGGCCTACCACATTTACAAAAGCCACCCCGGCGACATGCGCGGCTGGCTGTTGAATACCAAGCGCGTCGAAGCGGAGCGAATGATTCACCTCGCCCACCGCAAGCGCCTACAGCAGAGCCGGGGTATCACCATTTTGCACTCGGTGATTACCCGGCTAGCCGATCTAAAGGATTACGAAGAGTCAGAGCGCGTAGCGGCCCGCATTGCGGCAGCGATGACGATGTATATCAAGAAAGGCGACCCGGCCACATTCACCGACCCCACTCAGGCGGGCAACAACAGCAGCAATAGCAACCTGCCCCCAGGTTCCCGGCAAATACCCATCGCGCCGGGAATGACGTTCGACGGCCTGTTGCCCGGTGAAGACGTGGGCATGATCGAATCGAACCGCCCTAACGCCCTGGTCGAAGGGTTCCGGGGTGCGATGATCAAAGCCGTTGCGGCAGGCACGAGGGGCGGGGCGTCTACGTGGTCGCGGGATTACGACGGCACCTACAGCGCACAGCGGCAAGAGCTGGTCGAAGCCCAGCTGGGCTATGAGCTGCTACAAAACGAGTTCATTTCCGGGTGGTGTCGCCGGGTCTACCGTAGCGCGTTGGCCATGGCCGTTCTAAACGGTGATATCACCCTGCCGCCAGAATTGGACGAGCGCACGCTCTACAACGCGTTTTATCTAGGCCCGGTAATGCCATGGATTAACCCGCAGCACGAAGCGCGCGCATGGGAAGAGCTGGTAGCCGCAGGCTTTGCCGATGAGGCCGAAGTAGCCCGCGCCCGTGGCCGTAACCCCCAAGAGCTGAAAAAGAGCCGTGAAGCGGAGATTAAAGAGAACCGCGAAAAAGGGCTGGTGTTCAGCTCAGACCCCTACCACGACCATTACGGGAGTAAAGAGAATGGCTCACCCAACACACCCCCTCAAGGCGCTGCCCGCCGCGCTCGGGAGCCTGTTATTGGCACCGAAAGCTAAAGCCACGCCGATTGATAACGTACCGAAAGGCAGCTGGTACAAGATCAACGCCCGCGATGGCGGCATTGCCGAGATTGCCCTGTTCGATGAAATTGGCGGTTGGGGCATTAGCGCCCGTCAGTTCGCTCAGGAGCTTTCCAACTACCGCGATATTTCGTTAATCAAGCTCTACATTCACAGCCCTGGCGGTGACGTGTTCGAGGGCATGGCGATTTATAACCTACTTCTCAACCATCCCGCCCGCGTAGAGGGCGAGGTGCTGGGGCTAGCGGCGTCCATGGGCTCGGTGATCGCCATGGCGTGTGACACGCTCATCATGCCGGAAAACGCCATGATGATGATCCACCGTCCGTGGGGGATTCAGGGCGGCGATGCCGACAGCATGCGCCGTTACGCCGACCTGCTGGATAAGGTCGAGGATACGCTGGTGACGGCCTACACCAGCAAAACCGGCAAGAGTGCCGACGAGATCAAAACCATGTTAGCCGCTGAAACCTGGCTAACGGGTGCCGAAGCGGTAGAGCAGGGCTTTGCCGACCAACTGGCGCAACCGCTGCAAATGGCAGCATCGTTAACCTCAAAACGTATCGAGGAGTTCGAACACATGCCCGATAAACTCAAAGCCCTAATGAGCCCACGCGGCCAAGGCAACACCCCGCCGCCCCCGGCTAACCCTGCACCGGCCAACCCGGCACCGACGGCAGGCTACACCCGTGAGCAGTTCCAGCAGGAAGAGCAGCAGCGTCGCCAAGCGGTCGCCGCCGTGTTCGCCCCGTTTGGCACTACTCACGCAGCGCTGCAGCAAGAGTGCCTGAACGATTTTACGATTGATGCCGCCGCCGCTAAGGACAAACTGCTGCAAGCGCTGGGTAGCAACACCACGCCCACCGCCCCGCCGCGCCCGGACGCGCACATTCACGCGGGCAACGGCAACATCGTGCGCGACGGCCTACAAAACTCGCTAGCGGCCCGTGTGCAGCTGGAGACGCTGGAAAGCGACAACGCCTACGCGGGTATGTCGCTGCGTGAAATGGCGCGGGCGTACCTTGTCGATAACGGCGTTGGTATTGCCAGCTATCGCGGCGATGTGATGGGAATGGTGGGCGCGGCCTTCACCCACACCACGGGCGATTTTGGCAACATCCTGTCGGACGTGGCCCGCCGTCAGATGCTGCGCGGCTATGAAGAGGCTGAAGAGACGTTCCAGCAATGGACCGCGCGCGGCTCGCTGCCGGACTTCCGGGAAATGGAGCGCGTAGACCTCACCTCATTCCCCAGCCTGCGTAAAGTGCGCGAAGGCGCGGAATACAAGTACGCCAGCGTAGGCGACCGTAAAGAGAAGATCGCCTTGGCGACGTACGGCGAGCTGCTGAGCATTACCCGTCAGATGATCATTAACGACGACTTGGGCGCGTTTACCCGCATCCCCCGAATGATGGGCCGCGCCGCGATTCGCACCGTAGGGGATCTGGTGTACGCCATTTTGGGCAGTAACCCGAAAATGAGCGACGGTAAAGCGCTCTTCCATACTGACCACAATAACCAGCTCAGCGCGGGCGCGCTGTCGATTGCCCGCTACGACCAAGGCAAAACGATGATGCGCAAGCAGAAAGAGGGTAACGCGGTGCTCAACATTCGCCCCGCTTACCAACTGGTGCCGGTGGGGCTGGAGAGCACTGCTAAGGCGCTGCTGGCGGCTGAGTACGACCCTGCTATGGCTGAGGCCAAAGTACCCAACCCCGTGCGCAATTTGGTAGAGGTTATTTCCGATGCGCGCCTTGATGAT